TCTTCCGTTATCGCGTCGGGAAGTACGACTCGCAGACATTAAAACAAGACCTGGGCATTACGGGCTTTGTCAGCTCGGGCGTAAATGTCACGGAACAAGGCGCGCTGGGTATCAGCACGGTGTACGCATGCGTGTACCGCATCGCAAGTACCATTGCCTCGCTGGGGTTGGAAATTTACGTTAGAGACGGACGCGACGTCAACGTAGCCAACATGCACCCAGCTTATCAGGTGCTTGACATTCCCAACGACGAGAACACACCTTACGAGTTTTGGGAAACGCTGGTGGCATCCGCGCTGGTTTACGGTTGCGGCTTTGCCATCATTGAGCGCAATAACCGCGGCTATGCCGAGCGCCTGATCCCAGTTCACTACTACGACGTGGACATTAAAGAGGTCAACGGGGAGCGCATCTACAGCGTGCGCGACTATGGCGTGGTTATGCCCGACAACATGTTGGAGATTTGCAACATGCACCGCATGTCGCCCATTCGTTTGCACCGCGAAAACATCGGCCTGGCCAAAGCGGCGCAGGATTTTGGGTCTGAATACTTTGGGCAGAAAGGACAAATGACTGGCGTACTTGCCAGCGACCAGCCGTTGCGCAAAGAACAAATGGACGTCATCCAAAATTCTTGGAACAGTTCGTCAATGAACGCGGGCACCAAGCTGTTGCCATTTGGCTTCAAATACCAGCGCATTACCATTACGCCCGACGAAGCGCAGTTCATTGAAACGCGCAAGTTCCAGGCGGAAGAAATTTGCCGCATCTACTCGGTGCCGCCATCGCTGGTGCAGCTTCCAAGCCAAACCACGTACAATAACGTGGAGCAACAAAACTTGCAGTTTGCCCGCCACACCATTGCACCGTGGGCCAAGCGCATTGAACAGGAGATTGACCGCAAGTTGATTCAATCATTCGAGCGCCCCGACATCTACAGCAAGTTCAACATGAACGACCTGTACCGCGGCGACCTTGCAGCGCGCACCAACTTCTACACGCAGATGCTGCAAAGCGGCGTCATGAGCATTAACGAGGTGCGAACCAAGGAGCAGCTTAACCCAGTTGAAGGCGGCGACACACACACCGTCCAAGTAAACCAAATCGCATTGGACCGCCTCGGCGACTATAGCGACAAAGTATCAAAAGATGGAAACCAAGGAACAGTATAAAGACGCTGAAAAGCGGACAATGGGCACCATTGAGGTGCGCGAGGCCGAAGGCGACGAAATGGTGTTGGAAGGTTACGCCGCTGTGTTTAACAGCGAGACGGACCTGGGCGCCTTTCGTGAGGTCATTAAGCCTGGCGCGTTCGACGACGTTATGGACAACGACGTGCGCGCGCTCATCAACCACGATCCCAACCTGGTGTTGGGTCGGACTACTAACGGCACGCTGAAGCTCGAACAAGACGAGCGCGGACTGAAGTACCGCGTGGAGCTTGGAAAGCAACAGTATGCCCGTGACTTTTACGAAAGCGTGAAGCGTGGCGACATTTCCCAGTCCTCGTTTGCCTTTACCATTGACAAGCAGTCATGGAATGAGGAGCGCACGGTGCGTAGCGTTGACAAGGTGCGGCAGTTGTTGGACGTGTCCCCCGTGACTTATCCAGCATACAGCGCCGCCACGGTGCAGGCCCGTGACTTGCCGCCTGAACCCGAACAGGTCGCAGAAGTTTCTGCACCTGAACAAGATACAGAAATCCAAAATTTACAACCAACTACAATGAATCTCAACGAGATGAAGGCGGTTCGTGCCAAGCACGCCGACCGCTTCGAAGAATTGGTGAACGTCGCTGAAACTGAAAACCGCGACTGGACCAACAACGAACAAGAAGAAGCCGACTTGTGCAAGCGCGAGGTGGAACGCCTCGACGGTAAGATTGCACGTCGCCAGGCTCACGAAGACATGATTGCACGCCAAGCACAAATGGGCGGCGCGTCAGTTTCTGAAGCCAAGGAAATCAACAAAATCAACCGTTCTTTCAGCTTGAGCCGTGCTGTGCAAGCTGCATCCTTTGGCAAGTCGCTGGAAGGCGCAGAAGCTGAATGGCAGCAAGAAGCAGCACGCGAATACCAAATGCGCGGTTTGCAGATGTCAGGCCAAATCGGTATTCCCGCTTCAGCATTGTACCGCGCTGGTGCCGCTGACGACTTCCAAGCAGGTTCGGGCGACGGTTCAGGCTTTGTTGCTACCAACGTTCCCGGTGTCATCGACGCCTTGCGCACGCCCACCATGGCCGAGCGTATTGGTGTGACGACCATTGCCAACGCTACTGGCAACCTCAAGTTCCCACGTGTTTCCGTGAAAGCAGCGGGCACTGCAGAAGGCGAAGTGGATGCCGACGCTGCAGCAGGCCTTGAAATGGACGAGTTGACGCTCTCGCCAAACCGCGTGGCAGCAAACACCAAGTACAGCAAGCAATTGATTTTGCAAGGCGGTGCGCAGGTGGACGCTATGATTGCACGCGAGTTGGCAGCAGGTATCAACGAAACCATTGACAAAGCCGTGTTTGCCGCAGCTTACGCTGGCGCAGGTACTGCCACCAACAAAGCAGGTGCTTCGATTGCATACGCTGATATTGTGGCCTTGGAAACCGCTGTGCTCGCCGCAGGTGGTAGCTTGGCTGCTTCACAGTTTGTTGGCTCACCCACGGCCCACACGATTTTGAAGAGCGAAGTGGCAGTGGCTAACATTCGTGCCGTTGTGGAAGGCGCTTCCGTTGACGGATACGCCACGAACTTTACGCCAAACTTTGCTGACACGACTGCCTCACAAGGTGCGTTGTTGTTCGGTGACTTTGGTTTGGGTATGGTTCTCGCGTTCTTTGGTGGTATCGACTTGTTGGTTGACCCATACAGCAACGCTGGAACGGCTCAAATTGCTCTCCACGTCAATAAGTTCTATGACACGGACGTGCGCCAGTCAGGTGCTTTGGCTTCGGTCTACAACTTCATTGCCTAACTTTTGACTAAACTTGGAAGCCTGGCAATTGGGCTGGGCTTCCATTTTTTCTCTCGCTCATGAAAGTTGCACGCCCCGCATACGTTACTGGCACCGACGTGGTGTCACTTGCAGATATGAAGGAGTTTCTTCGCGTTGATCACAGCGACGAAGACACGACCATTGCCGCGTTGTTGGACACGGCGGTGGCGCACGTGAGCGATTACACCAACAAGCATTTTGCCGTTGACGGCAGCGCAACGTTTTACCTCTCCCATTGGCGCCCCGCCGCTTTGGCTTTTGGTCCTGTGCGCAGCATTACCTCCGTTGTCTATGACGACACAAGCGGAGCTGAACAAACATTGAGCACGGCCAAGTATTACACCGACCCAGGCCGCGTTGGCGATTTTATGATTTACTTTCATGACGTGCCCGACCTGGAAGATTACAACGCTCAACCCGTGCGCATCAGCGCCACCGTGGGACAGGCTGCCAGCGCCAATGTAAAGCACGCCATTCGCATGCTGGTGGCGCACTGGTACGAAAACCGCCGCGCCGTCGTGACGGGCACCATTACCGCCACCATTCCAATGGCGGTGGAGTCATTGCTAAACACTGAACGCATTATTGACCAGCGGCAATGAACATCGGGTTTCTTGACAGGCGAATTAGCTTCTATGCACCCAGCACGACGCGCGACAATTACGGCGCCGAGAGCGGGAGCGCAACGCTGTACACTACTGTGTGGGCAGCGCTTGACAACAAGAGCGCGTCAGGTTCCGTTATGATGGAACAAGAAACCAGCATTAACCGCGTGGTATGGCGGGTGCGCAGCTCATCTACTACGCGCGCCATTACGCCCAAGTACACCATTCGATACAGCGGCGACACCTACGAAATTCTTGCAATTGAAGAAGTAGGCCGCAACGCAGAGCTTCATTTCCACACGCAAAAGGTTGTAAGCGAATGACGCGCGTTGAGGTACAAGGCCTGTCAAAAGTCATGGCCAAGCTGGAGAAGCTCGCCAAGTGGAGCGAGAAAGACCACAACGCGCTGGTGGACATTAACACGCGCGTGGGTGACGTCTACGCAGGTTCGTTGCGCGCCAACATCAAGGACTTTGGTAAGGACATCAAGGTGTACGAAAAGAACCAAGGCCCAGGCCGCAACCCAGGCAACGCACCAGGCAAGGTGCGCATGACTGTTAAGAGCGGACAACTGCGCCGCAGCGTCGACACGTGGTTGCCCAACCGCGATGAAACGCGCGTGTTGGCAGGTCCGAAAACTAACACGATGGGACGGCGCAAGACGCGCAAGAACGCGGACGGGTGGTTTGCCAACATTGTTGAGGACGGCATGTTTTTTGGCCGCAAGAGCAACACCAAGAATACAGGCGTTCACAACCGCAGCAAGATGGCCACGCAAGGCCGAATGGAAAAGCTGCACGTTCGCCTTTTGCGCAACCGCTTTGAACGTTACATGTCATGAAGGTAGGTCTTGCTATACGCCAACTGTTGGTCGATGACACGCCCGTGCAGGCGCTGGTGTCAAGTCGCATCTATCCCGAACTGGCAGCAGAAGGTGCGCAAGCGCCTTACGTTGTATATTCCGTCATGAGCAACGCGCCGCAAGACACCAAAAATGGCACGCCCATTGACGAAGCCAACGTGGAAATTATTAGCGTGGCACGATCATACGGCGATGCCAACGACCTTGCCGACAAGGTGCGCGCAGCACTGGACCGTGCTAACGTTAGCGTCGCAGTTGGCGAAGGCACGGTAACGGTGCAAAGCATCCAATACACCAACGAGATTACACAGGTCAGCGAAGACCGCCAATACTACGCGGCAGTCCAGGACTACACCATACGAATTAAACGTTCATGAGCATGTCAAATTTTATTCTTGAGAACTGGGCTGAACTTACGTTGGCCATTCTCGGCCTCGTGAAAGTCATTGTCAACTTGACGCCGACGACTAACGACAACAAGGTGTTTGGATACATCGACACCTTAATTAACCTCATTATTGCAGACCGCATCAAACCAACTAAAA